TTGCAATTATTATTTTTTAAATCTAATGTTTCAAAAAAAAATCTTGTCCTAAATTATTATTTACATAAATAGTTGATCTATAATACAATTACCGCCATTATAACTATCTAAATGCAAACTGTAGATCAAAATCAAATCTTCTTGGGGTTGCTTTAATTTTTGGATAGTGTGGGAATTTGTCGTGCATATTATTTTCTATTCCTAAATACAGACAAGTTATATTATGGTATGCATATGTTGATACACACATCTCTGAAGATAAGTTCTTACCTAATTCTTTTATTGTTTGTTTTGTTCTTTTGACTATAAGATGCCTCAGTTTAACTGAATATGCATCTGACAATAGTTCTCTTCTAAATGTATTAATTAGTTCATTATTATATAATATTTCAGATGGAATTGGTAATACACATCTAAATGTACAATTTATTATATTTTTTAATTCTTGTGTGTTTAATTTTTGCAATAGTATTAAAATTTGTTTCCAATAATATCCAATACCCATATACTCTTTTATTATATCCCATATCTCATTTGGGTAATTGTATGCTTTTTTTATAATACTCTGGGTATTTTGCTTTATGCTCATTCCATTTTTTGTTGTCATCATAAACTGTATATATAAGCATAGAAAAAAATCCAGAAAAAAATCCTAAATATTTATTTTTCATTTTATAAATTATATCTATATTTATATATACAAAAAAAAATATGAGTGAAAATAATTGTGTTGAAAATTTATCCCTTCAGTTAGACAATATCCAAAACATATATAATGGTTATGTATCAGATCCAACAAATACTAAATGCCTTATTAATTTATGTATTGCTATTTTTGATTATGTTAATATTAATCTTATTAGCCCAAGCGGTTTTGATATTATTAATATGGATGTCAAAAGACAGACTCAAATACTTCAAGATGAAAATGAATCCGATATAGAGAAAGGTCGTTCTGTATTTAGAATGTCATTATTTTTTACTATTTGCTTTACAACATTTACTCATTTTATTAGTATGCTACACACTGCAGAAATCATTCCTAAAGAAGACTTGGATAAATCGTTCCAACCTGATGATCCTAAAAAAGGAATAGTTATAACCATTAAGAGGCTATACGAAATAAAAATGTATACTGAAATTGATTTCCCATATATACATAGAGAGATATCGGAATTAATTCCAAATATTGAAAGCACTTTAAAGGGATTATTGAATACTTTTGATGAAGACTCTGCTATTTTATATAATCAAGAAAAGAGAAGGATATTTAAGCCTGAGATATTTGGTAAAGTAATTTTAGAATTACCAGATGATGAGGAATTAACTGAAATGAAAAAAAAGTGCAATTGGTCGGAGGCATTTACAACGGTTTAAACTCTTGTTTTAATATTATCATTTATATATTCCATCGCAAGATTAAATCGCCTTACTCTTTCATATCCTCTGTATTTATTTTTATTGACACAGAATAATAATTTACAAAACCACCAGATAAGATCATCCTTTGTCCTTCCAGTTAAACCTTTCATAAACCCATCTCTTATTGGATGAAAATCAATGATTATATATGGCACTTCACATAACTTTGGCTTTGTTAATAATTTTAAACTTGGAATAAATAAAATTGGTATTCCATAAATATCCATATATTCTTTTATTAAATTGAAAACATCTTCTGGAAATAAATATTTCTTTTTTTGGATTTCAAAGTTATGAAATTTAAAATTGCACATTATATATATATATCCATTTATTTTTTTTTATTTAAACTCTTGTACTTCTTGGACTTTCTGGGTCATTATTATTTTGAATTGTTTGTTGCTGTGCATCCAATACCTCTTCGCCTTGTACATCTCTCTCACATTTAAGTCCACAACAATCTATAGTTTTGCATTTAGATTTATAGGCCATCCTTGCTAATGCTAATATTAAAGCAATGCCTGATGATAATAGTAGGCTATAAAATACTTCAGATAGTTCTTGTGCCATCAAAAAAAAATATCTATATATTAATGAATTTTATTTTTTTCTCTTAATATATTTCAAATGTGTCAATCCACTGTGTGCCATCTTTGTGGCATTTTCTTTTAACTCTTTAATAGTTGGCATTTCTTCACCCGCATACTTTTCAGTTATAAATGAGTGCCTAATAGAATTGATAGATTTATGATCTCCATATATTTTATTTAATCTCTGGTTAAGAGTAACTGGTGATAACTTTGAATTATTTCTATCCGTAAATAAGTATTCACTATCTGGTTTATTTTTAATCCATAATGCTAATGCTTTTTTTAATTCTAATGATGGCTTAATAATTTGACGGTTAAACGATTTATCAGTCTTATAGCGATAGAAATAAAATTGTTTCTTCTTTGGGTCATATATATTATATTCTGGTTTTACCTTTGCCCTTGCATCGTGGTTTTCAACTTTCATTTCAGTCCAATCCAAAAGTCTTCTTGGTAATATATTTTTTTTGCCACTTGTTAATGCATATAATAAATATTGTTGCAATTCTTGTTTCTCTGCTGGAATCTTATCTGGTTTATTTATTAATTCATCCCATCTTTCTTTTAGTGGAATTCCCTTCTCGCCAATCTCATCACCAGTGATCCAATTCTCTTCATATTTTTCAGTCATTGCATTTTCCTCCATTTCTTTATCATAATCTCTTGCATCTGTCATCATTGCTTTATGATATTTATCATATGCGGTTTTATCTGTTGTGACTGTTAGAAGTGAGGCAAGAATTGTTTTTCTTTTATTATATGGGATGTCATCTAAATATCCAAGAATTTCAATATACTTATTAAAATCGTTAATGTCAAAATCATCTTCACCAAAAATCTTCTTGTATAAAGTTGATAGTGTTGAAACATAAGCGGTGACAGATTTATCAGATAGAGGTCTATCTTTTTTTCTGTTTTCTGCAATTGATTCTTTGATTTCTTCTTTCATCATCTTAAAATGTTTTGTTATATATTAATAATTTCAAATGTTTAATATAAAAATTTTGTTATATATAAATAAGATTATAAAAAAAAATAAATTAATTAATTATTAAACCCGTCTTCCATAATTATGTTTATATGGTATCACTTCATTTGGTTTATATTCCATAACAAATTTAATTTGTCTTTTTTCATCAATTGTTTTTAATCTAAATGCAGACTTTTTCTTTGGATCAACTTGTCGCCATCTGAAATAGTTCTCAGTAATATCACATTTATATGTTTTAAATCCGTGTTCTACTAACCACTTATAACTACTATCAAATGTGTTTAAATGTTTGTTGAATAATACAGATTGGATTGTTGACATTTTAGCATATATATTTATGGTAATATTTTATTTAGTAATTCTTTTAATATTTTATCATTCCGCTTTTTGTCATCGCTCCATAACTCTAAAAAATTATTATAAGTGTCATAATGTGGGGTATGGTAATCGCACAATAAACAGAACCTACCACAATTATCAGAATCGTAATCCTGTATATCTCTTGTATTTACCGCATATGGTTTAAATGGTTTTAGAAATTCTTGAACGGCTATTGGTGGTGAAAATCCGAAACTATCAAAATATAGGCCGTGGCCACTTTCAAATATCTTTGCAAATATCCAATGTGTGCCGTTTCCCTTTGAACTATCCTGCATATTGATATAATAACTTCCTACTTGTCTTGGTTTATGCCCGTCTACTAACTCATCCTTACTAAACACCCCAACTATTGGCAAACCAAGTTTATCTGCCATATTTTCCAAATCAATATTGGTCATCATCTTTAAAAAAATAATGTATTATATTTAACATTTTATATTTTATATTTTTACAATTAAAGTGATACATATTTGTGCTTATGGTGATGATGATGCATACCGCCACCTGCTGGTGCAAATCCGCTTCCACCTGCTGGGGCAAACCCACCGCCACTACTCATAGATCTATGAACTCGCCCAAGTGGATTGTTTCCGCCGTTCTGATTGATATTACTAAAAAATGGATTCATTTGTGGGGATTCAACTCTTGCATATGGAGACCCTAATTGGATTACACCATTAGGTTCTGGCGGGGCTGTAACAATATGACGGCTGTGAGTTCTTACCGCACCACCGTGCATCCTTAAATGTTTATGATGTCTAAGACCTTCTCCCATATGATGAGCCAAATGATGGCCACCCTTCTCACCAACATATTCTCCAGCCATACTTCCATATTTTTCAGCCATTTCTGGATCAAGGTCATATTTCTCGGCCAACATTTTAGCCATTGCACTCCCTGCATATTTACCAGCCTTCTTTGCCATTGCTGGAAGATGTTCTCTAATAATTGGCTTTGTATGGTGTACAATAGTATGCCCAACATTTCTCAATCCTCTTTTAAGTGAATCAAAGAAGCCCTCGCCTTTCTTAAATTTTAATAGATGATGTCTGCCTTTACTATGATTGGCCATCATTTTTTTTAATGTGGTTGGATGTAGCACAACAATGTGTTTACCCGTATGTTTTAAATGGTGTGGATTAATTGAGATACCCAATCCCATAGAAAGGGCTTCCACCTCATCGTGGTCTAAATCCATTGGAATTGAATGCATTCTGTGAATGGACTTTGCAAGTCTTGACACTGAGTGTAAAATTTAACAGATAAAAAAAATAGGGTTATTATATTTAATAGATTTTATTATTTTTGAAATTAATTAATTCAAGAATAATTGCTTATGCAATTTCTTGACCAGTTGCCATATTGATTGTAATACTCTTTTCGTACTCTACAAAGACCATAAGGTCAATAGCGACTGCTGATTTATTAATGCATTGAATTTGGACACTTCTTGCCATACCCTCTTCACTTGGTATAATTCTTGAAGCATTACCAACATAGTATCTGTATAAATATTGCCATTCTTTGTAGCCAATCAATCCAGATCCAAGTCCAGTTGTTAGACTTCCATTTAGTTGGTTAATAGATACCATCTGCTCATAAAACTCTTCATATCCATATTGCAATTGCTGTTGGAATAAAGTAGTACCAGAAATAAGAATTTGGAAGTTGCTGAGGGTGATTGGGTCTGGAGTTGCACCAGCGGTAGAAAATGGTGATAGTAGAGTTGATGTAATAATTGGAACAGATCCAACTGCGACATTGCCACCACCATTGTTTGCCGATTGATATGCAGTTGGTACTGTTGCTCCATTTGCTGAAGTTCCTGTTGCGGTTAAAAATGGTACGACTATCACGGACTTAATATTAGGGATCCCGTTACTAACCAATATGTTGATATTTGCATTTGCTTGTTGATTTGGGAAATAGAATTGGAAGATATCATTATATAGTATTTTCTTTGTTGGTGTTAATTCAAGGAATCTGGTTTCTGCCAAAGGATTCATTTGAAATGCTGGGGCATATAATCTTACTTGTGTAATTGCTGTTGATTGTTGAGTTAGTTGATTAAATTGTGTTTTGGCGATAGAAATTCCAACATTAACTGGAATGGCTGTTGCGATTCTTGGATTTCCTCCTTGACCATTAGTATTGCTATCAATAGCGGTTATTGGGTTAATATTATATCCACCCTGACCCAAATCACTTGAGGCCAACATAATAGGATTGGTGGCACCACCTCCCAAAATATATGGTGCAGTTGTCAAGTTAATTGCTGAGTACGACACTTCTGTTATATTGCCTTCAGTACCAGCATTACCAGCAACACTGTCAATTTGGCCATTGATATATTCGGCGGAAAAATATGATTGATTTGTATTTAAATAAATTCTCATTGTAGAGCCTTTTAATAGTGGAATTTTCTCAAAGAAATTGCAAACATCTTTTAATCTAACGACTGCTGGAATTTCAATTGATCTACCTGTTGCGAGTGGGGTACCTGCTATAGTATATGATGTAATATATGACTGGAATACAGTTTCATATGATGCTACTGGCATAATGCCTTGCTGGTTAGTGCTTACAAATTGATTAGTGGTTGCACCAATATAGCCCTCTCCAGTATCACCAACCGCATTGTATACTGGAGTATATGATGCTGGGTTTGCTAATGCTGGGTATGGTTGACCCAATGCCTGTGGGGCGGTACCATATGGCACTGGGTTAAAATTAATCCAAGACTGTCTTTGTTGTAAACCGTTATTAAATGTTTGTCTAACAGTTGCATTAGGAGAAGTGCATTTAGTTGAAACATTGATGGCAAGTGGGGCTGTACCAGAATTTGCAACATTTGCCCAAGTACCATAAGCGGATAATAATACATTTACATTTACATATGGGCAATTTCTGTTATTGCAAACTCCTGTTCCTGATGATCCCAACATATTTTGGGTTCTTGCATTAACATTATTAGTAGTATTGGAAATATTATTATATAACCAACTATCTGCGGTGTCTGGGTAAAAACCACAAATGGCTCCCCAGTTTTTTAAATCGGCATCAGACCAACTTGTCAAAGCCTTAAAACTACAAAATACATTTAAAAATGGTACCTGCTGGACTACATTTCTATTATTAAATTCAACAGTCATTGAATGAATCATTTGCCAATATCCATTTTTCATACCAGCAACCCAATCCAAACAAGTGGCCGTTGCAGTTGCTACATTTGGTGTCAATGGTGTTCTTACAGTTCCAGTTGCCTCAAATTGTAAAACCAATGGCATTAAAATAAAGGCCTCAGACCACCCAATCCAGTATCCAGAGTTGCTGAGTGATGTTGTATCAAGTACTATTTGTGAACTATATGAGCCGTTGTTATTGTCATTAACATATAAATATTGTTTTTGAGTAAATTCTGAAGTTGTATAAAGTTCTGTTGATACTGCATCTTCATAGATCAAGTGGTCACCCATTTTCAAATTATGTTATTCAAAAAATATCAAAGAAAAAATAAGTTTATTATATGAATACAGATATAATTTGAAAAAAAATAATTAATTATTGTGCTATTCAAATGAAATGTATTTTTTCAATGGCTTAGATTTTTTAATTGATAAATGTTTCAATTTTTCCGTTGCTCTTTTAACTGGGTCTCCGTGTGATGCCTTTGTCACACCACCGCCATATACTTCGGGGGCAATATTATCATCCATATTCATATATGCCCTTCGTGGATGTCTTAATGTTGTTCTTGTAGAACCGTGTAGCATTGGATGTATTTTCAATCTCATTTCGTTTAAAAAAATATTAACTATATCTATCATTATATTTTTTTCATAATAATAATTATTTCATTATTCCGTGTTCTGCAACATCTGAAATATTTAATAGTATCACAATTGTTGGATCTTGAATTGCAACGGGTCTTTGATTTTGGTCTAATATCTGCACAACAAATTCATTATAATTTCCTTCTAATACATCAATGAATGACATCTGATTTGGTTGTATTGTAAAGTATGAACCAAAAGTTGCCGTATTTGGAATGCCAAAAGAATATAGCAAACTATTTGGAATACTATATTTATTATTTATTAAATTACAAGTAAGTGTAAAACTCGCCACGGGTGAAACTTGCGGTGCTGTAGTTGATAAAAATGAAACCGTTGATGTTGTCCCATATGGTGCATTTGCAGTGCTTGGCTGTACCCAACTATTTAAATTGTTTGTTGTGATTGTAGCCTCCGCTGTTCCTAATGGATAATATCCAGCGGACAAACCAATCACATCTTGAAATCCATTATTTGGGATTACAAACATAGGGTATATATATTGTGTGGTTGTAGTTGGGATTGCCCAAGTGGCTACACCAGCAGTTGGTAATGTCCAACCCTTTGCGGTTGCTAATGTTTGATTTAATCCAAATGTATTTAATGACACAGCATAATATGTTGAGTTTGTTGTAATTGTTAAAAAATATACATAAAATTTATTACTTGTTTGAACACAATAATGAAGATTATCAACCATAACTGAATGGATATAATTATTTAATGAATTTACATCATAAAACCCATCTGGGATTGTAATTGTGTAAGTTATACCATCAAACCAAACATATTGAATTACATTATTTTGATATGCTGATGTAATATTGAATGTACTATAATACATAGAAAATGATGCTAATGCCAACTTTTGACCCTTCTCTAAAACTAAAGATGTTGGAAACCTATAGACAAGATTTGAGTTATTGGTATTTGGTAGAATATTTGAACTGTTCAAAATTAGTGTCTTCATTTTTAAAAAAAATAATTATGATTATATTATTATATATATATTAAATTGTAATGAAAATAATAGAAATTATTGACAGTCCAAGAAAGGGCAAACGGTATAGGGCTATATTTGATGATCAAAGCCACATAGACTTTGGTTTGGACAATCCAAAATATGGGACATACATAGACCATCATTCAAAGGAAAAACGGAAGGCATATTGGGCAAGACATTATGGTAGTAAATCGGAAAGAGAATTATTGAATTGGATTATTCCGAGTGCCTCAACCTTGAGTGCCTTTTTATTGTGGGGGACTACTACAGACTTAAAAAAAAATGTAGAAGAATTAAATGATATTTGGGCAAATCAAGATTTTAAGCATTATTAAGTTCTAAAAGATATTCATATGCCTTTGCCTTACTTATTCTATTTTCTGCCAAAAACTTTAGTATTAAATTTCTTAATTCTCTGGCAATTCCAACATTGTCATTACCTGCAACAAATTCACCGTGTAATAATTTGAACCTATCCATTTCTTTCTTTTCATCTTCCAATGAGTTAATTCTGGGTAAATTTAGTTTATCAAATACTCCAGCAAATATGGCTAACTTTTCAAACATCTTTTTTTCATCTTCTGATATATGTTTATATAATGCTGGTAATGATTTTTTATTTGTTAGTAATTCAAATAAATATTGCTGTAATTCACTGCTTATTTTTTTTGATGGGAACGATGGGTTTGGGGCTAAACTTTTATATACTATTTGCAATACACTTTTTTTGAGTTGTCTCATATTAATTGCATATTTGCCAAATGCTATATATCTATTTGTTTTGTCATCAAACTTTTGATATTCATCTCCCTCAACACCTTCAACTACTTTATGGGGTTGCTTCTTTGGTGGCTTTTTAATAATATCTTCTTGCCGTATTGGTGTTAATTTTAATTCTTCATTATACATTGTATATGGATCATCTTTGTTTTCAAATCCTTTACCTAATTTAATTGGCTTTAACCCAGTATGTTGTTTTTTGGTTGGCGATTTCTTTTTAATACCAGAACCCGCGATTCTTTTACCATCTACCTTAACAGTAACACCTGCACTTTTAACATAATCTTTAAATGTTGCCCCACTCTTAACAGATCGCCTTCTTGCTAAATATGCATCAAATGGGACAGTAAAATCATCAGTAATTCCACCAGCACCACCCGCCACGGTTCCAGTAATAAATGGGTCAATGGTCGTATATATTAATTTATCCTTAATAATTTCGCCATCCAAGTCTGGGGCTGTGTTTAATATCCTAAGTACACCATATTTATCACCTCCTTTATCGTAAAAGAATAAATAAAATTCTACACCGTCTACAGTACATAACGGTACAGATTTTTTTGAATTTTTGGAAGTGAACTCTTTACCAACGGAAGTAATCCCAACTGGTAATGCCTGAACATCTGTTATAAATGCAACAACATCCGCAGAGCCTACTGGAGGTGCCATAATTGGTGGGGGTGGTGGGGCAATTGGGTAATTCTTAGCCAAGTCAGCCTTTAATGCTCTTAATTGCCTTTTATTTGTTGGTGTCAGTGTTCCAATTTTAGATAATATTGATGCTAATTTTTGAGAATTTGATGATGATCGGTCTTTTACAATTTCATCTAATACCTTTGGATTTGGAAGTGCCTTTGTAACGGCCAGAGTTTTTTGTATTGCTTTATACCCATAAACGGGGTCATCCACGAGAGCCAGATTTAGGGATTTAAAGAACTCCGTGTCTGGCAAAAGGGCAACTAACTCATCCATTACCAAATCCAATGGGGATCCAACTGTCAGACCAAGAGATGTTCTTAATTTATTTTGAAGCATACCAATTACTTCAGATGATAATATTACACCTAACAAATCATTTGTGGTTGTCACCAAATTATCTTGAACATATCCCAAATTACTTGGAACTCCGCTTGATGCTTTTAATACCTCTAAATATTTTTTTAAGTATTCTATAAAAAATGCGGGTGTTGTATTTGCAATTTTAAACCGAGTATTGAAATCGGATTTTATTTGTGGGTATGCCCTATTAAATGCGACCCTTTCTTGGTGTGTCAATGTGTTTGCAATCTCTTGTGCATCCTTTCCACTAAAGCCCAAATCAATTAAATTTTGAACCGCTTCACTTGCTTGTACAGTCCTATCCTCAGCAATGTCTGTGGCGGATTTAGCGACTGGGGCAACTGGCATAATGCCTTGTTTTAAATCTTCCCTCTGCTTTGCAATATTTGTCATATTGTCAACTGCAGATTTTCGGACAATCTGATCTCGCAAAATTCTTTCATCTGTTTTTAATTCTTTTGCCATTTTTTAAAAAAAAATAATTTAAGAAATTTATTATGTATATTAAACATTTGAAAAAAAGATATAATTAAATTAATTATGCCGTGTCTTCTGGGACTTCATAATATTCAGTAAAGTTCTTTCTAAATCTATATTGCGGTTCTCCCTCTAAATCAATCATTAGGAAACTTGGGACTTCTGCGGTTGAATGTTGGTATATCTCAGTCAGTTTCTTTTTATCTAATCCTAAAGAAAACTCTCTGGCAATCATTGTCAAATTCTTCATACTTGAAACTTGTTTAATGATCAAGTATGTCATATTGTTTCTTATCATTTTTGGGATAGAATAATAATCTTGACTGATGTAAATCATACTTGCATTTTTCTTTCTTGCTCTTAAAAAATAACTTTCCATAGGCTTCTGATTTCTTTCATTAACAAGATCATCAAACACAATTAAAGATTGTTTTTCTTTATCTAATTTATCAATATCTGGAATATTTTCAACCCCCTCAAGAACTTCAATTTCTTTTGTATCTTTAAATTTATCTTTAACCCAATTATATATTGGCTCATCGCTGTTTTTAGTAATTATATATATTTTTTCAAAAGTATCTGCCATAGTCTTTATTAGGTTCATTAAAGTCTGTGTCTTACCCGCACCAGAACGGCCTATAATACAAGCCCTAAAGGGAATAGAAATATGATGTACATCAAAATGTGGATTATGGTACTTTCGTATGAATTTTTTTGGCATATGCTCATACCAATTAACAAGTTCTCCAGTTGGCTTTGAGCCACTGCCTTCAGGTTTTGATTTTTTCGGAGGCATTTATAATATATTTTTCAAAAATTATAATGTGTATTATATATAATTATATTTATTCTTGTCAAAAATAAATAATGTCAGCAGAACCACCTCCCTCAGATGCAAATGGTGGATATAACCCAGATGACTGGGTGAATCCAAATGCTCCAGTTGATGATCAATTTTTAGAACAAAACTATTTACAATTCCCAATTGCTCAAGGTGCTGAAACATTAGGCGATGCGATTATAAGCGGAACATTAACAGCATCAGATGCAACTTTTTCAGACTTGGCTACATTTAGTAATGGTATTGATATTGCAACAATGGCGGGTATAAAATTTTCAGATGATACTGTGCAAACTACTGCATTTATTGAAGCAAATTATGCACAACTAAATACCGATAATATATTTTTATCGCCATATCAAAACACTTTTGCGGGATATGCTGGTACCAATAATGCAAATGCACCAATAAAATTAACTAATGGGGTCGCTGGAGAATATGCAACATTTTATTTAAACCCATCATCTGGTGAAGATGTGACTTTATATACAAATCAAAATCCAAATGGTGGATTGACTATAAGGGGTGCAAATGGTGCAAGTTTTACAATGAATCCAGCAAGTGTGCAAGATGGAGTCGGGTGTTCATTACTTAATCCATTAAGTATGAATGGGCAAACTCTATCAGGGTTAAACAATGTATATGCCAATACGGGCGGTACAATTACAATTCAAAGCCCAATCAGTTTGGGGGCAAATGCGACCGCAACAACACAGGCAACTGGAAATTCAACAACAGCAGTTGCAACGACCGCATTTGTTCAAGATGCTGTGCAAGTCAGTGGTGTGCAAACAACTGACAGTCCTTTATTATGGCAAGGTGCAAATACAATACAATATAATGGTGGTACTCCATCAACATTGACATATAGTTGCCCATATGGAATGTCTAATGTTTGGAATATTACAGGTGGGAATGGTGATTGTAATATCGTAGCAAATGGTGGGGGTAATGGCTCACACGGCGATGCATTTAGAATCTATTGTGTTCAAAATAATACAAGTAATGCATCATTAGCATCAATGACACCGCAATTAACATTGTCAAATAATTATACGGCAATGCAGGTAAGAGATGGTATTAATATCCCATCTGGAACATCATACACAATTAATGGTGTAAATATTTTAACAGGATATGCAACAACTACATATGTAAATAATGCATTAGCACCATATGCACCATTAGCATCTCCAGCATTAACAGGAACACCAACGGCACCAACACAACCAGCAAATTCAACAGGCGGGGCTATTGCAAATGTGGATTATGTAGCAACGGCCATATCAAATATTAGCCCAACGGCTTTACCATTCTTTTATGCATCAGTGGCCACCATAAATTGGAATCAGGTCACCACTGGATATTTTAATGGAAATTATTACCCAAATACCAATGGTTCATATGACCAAGTACAGGCAGGTGTTGCAACAATATCATTTAATGTACCAAAAAATCCAGTAAATTACCCAGTGTTCGCAACGGCCACAATGCAGGGAAATATACAGTTCCCTACAGGTGGGACATCTCTCAATAGTAATACTGGGCCTTATCAACCATTTTCAGGGGGATCAACTCCTTATGGTTGGAATGGAACACAATATTTATATGGATATGGTTGCACAGTTCAACCGCCATCTATTAGTGGTACATATACAATTACAATTACAGCCCAGACATTCTTTTCGGCTCATTTGAATACAAGTTCAAATGTAAGTGTAAATGCAAACCCATTTTCTCAAGTTTCATTTATTTGTTATCAATCATAATAATAATATTAATGAAAAAAATAAATACATAAATATAATACGATATTTTTTTTTATCAAAATGTATGGCGATAATTTTTTATACCCAGACAGAATAGTTGTAAGAAATGCGGATGGGACGGCATCAACAAATGGTGTATTAGGTTCAAATACTTCAGGCACTACTATATTAACTACCTTTCCAACAACATCAACTGGAACCTCTCTTGGGCATTATCATTACACAGAAGCAACGACAAATGCATTACAATTTTTAAATGTTGCTGGGACTGGCTCAGGTGGCCATAAATTTTACACATCCAATTCTACTACAGCACCAATTAACACAGCAACATTTGATGCTAATGGAATGACAATTGATAAATCATCAGGTGGTGCCGTATTGGTAAATTTGCCTACATTAATTACGGCCAATGCATCAGAATGTGTTTTTACATACCCACCAGCCTTGGACACATTTGGTATTCAATATGGTGTTTATGATAACCCAGTACAAGTTTTATTTAATTCTGGGGTCTTTGTAACTGGAGTAACTTATTATGCACAGGCCACAAATGCACAAATATTGAGATTTAGGGCAACAACTAATCCGTCAGACCCTTTATTAGATTGTTCATCATTTTCCAATGGCCAAATACCGTGGGCATTTGTACAAAGTAATCCACCAGCAATAACACAAATTGTAAATTTAAATGAAGAATTAACTATAACAACCGATGCGGATGTTTCTGTTTTAAGTGCAACTGATCTTACATTTAATTCTGTATCATTGCCAACAACAGTTGCGACTAATACCACAAATATTGGAACTAATACAACTAACATAGCAACTAATACAACAAACATAAACACATTACAGATTACACAAAAAACAACAAACAATCAATATATTTGTGCAGTGATCTATGCGGATGGCAAACCACCATTGCCCCCAACAACAACCATATCACAGCAATATGGGTTTACCCCAAGTTGGTTTTTTAAAAACACATTTCCCAGCAATAACAAAATTAATTGGTATATGGGTGGGGACATTGGAATGACAGTTTCACAAGTTTTGGGCATATATTTAAATATTTTTAACCCATCAATGACCTCAAATGACCTTTGTCCCTTTCTAACAATATATACCACAAATGATACACCAAGCCCACCAAATTTTTATAAATCAAAAAGAACATATGTTTTTAATCAAAGTGTTACACCAGTTGTAAATACTCGTTATTTTATGTTTCAAAATGTAAGTGGAACTTGTCCAACCCCATTTCATTATGGTTCTGTTTTAAATAATATGGAATTGTCTACCGTTGCTGGTTCTAATGTGGGTGCATTTGGTGCCAATGAAGTCATCTTGGCATTTTCAATTGGAACCAATTCAGCATCGGCAATTAACACCGTTGAATTTGCAACTAATAAATTTGGAGTTATGACACCATATGGAACACAAGAAGTTTTATTTATTCCATCAACTTAAATATTTACTATAATATAAGATGCCAAAAATTTTAGATCCACAATTATATGAAAGGGCAAAAGCCAAAGCGGATGAGGTATATAAAAAACCATCAGCATATAAAAGCGGTTTTATTGTGAAGACTTACAAAGATATGGGTGGGAGATATGGTGATGACCACGGAGAAAAGAATTTGAAAAGATGGTTTGAAGAAAAGTGGCAAGATGTAGGGCATCAATCATATCCAGTTTATAGACCAACTATAAAAGTAAATAAAAATACACCATTGACCATATATGAAATTGATAAAAAGGATTTGGCGAAAAAAATAAAATTAAAACAGAAGATAAAGGGTAATAAAAATTTGCCACCATTTCAAAATAAATAAATTAATAAAAAAGATATCCTCTTTAATATAATCATATTTTTTTATCACTTTTTGTATGTCTGAAAAGGTATTATTAAATAAAATAAAAAAACACCTTAAAGGACATATTAAAGAGGGAAATTTTGACAACTTGGATATTGCACAAATAAAATTAATTGACAAAGAATTAAAAAGAATAATGCCACCAAAAAAGAAAGCGGGTACAGGGGTTAAAGGAAGTAAAAGCAAAACACATAAAGGTGATTTGGACTATACAACAAAACACGGGGATGAATATTTCCACGAGGATGGTCATCTTGTTAAAAAATCATACAAACCATTTGATGCACATAAAGGTAGTAAAAGCAAAACACATAAAGGAGATTTAGACTATACCACAAAAAAAGGTGATAAGTATTTCCACGAGGATGGTCATCTTGTTAAAAAATCATATAAGCCATTTGATGCACATAAAGGGTCAGTAAGTAAAACACATTCTGGTTTAGATTATCAACATTACCACAAATTAAAAATACCAATGGAGGGCGGTGGAGTTTTAAGAATTAATATTTGCCACGGAGATGGAAGTGATTCTGATTCTGATATGGAAGGAGAGGGATTTCTTGATGATGTAAAAGGAGCATTTAGAAAAGCGGGGGATAAAATAAAATCAACTGCAACTAATGTATATAATACTGCAAAAGATGTAGCCCATAAAGTATACACTGGTGATACTGGAATGCCCCCAAATGTTAAAAAGATATTAGAAAAATATGGAGATGAATTGATCAGAGATATTGATATTGTTAGAAATCCAGTTGGCAAAGCATTAACTGGTGCTTTAAGTGTTGCCAGTATGGGAGAGTTTGGTAGAAATTTACAGAATGCCCCATATGATAAATTATTCCATTTAAAAATCGTAATAACATTACAAAGTGGGGTTAGAGTATCGCTTGAAAAAGTTGAAAGAGTCAGTATGACCGTAAATCCAAAGCCAGTAAAAGATGAAGAATCTACACCGACACCATTAAACGGAAAGTCTATAACTTTAAATCAACTATATGAAAATGCAAGAAATAAGATGGGAGGGCTATTTTATCCATATTCAGCCAGAGATAATAATTGCCAGAATTTCATATTAAATGTTTTACAAGCAAGTGGAGTTGGTAATACACAAGATTATGAATTTGTAAAACAAGATACAAAATCATTATTTGGTGATAATTCTTTTTTACGAAAGGCATCAAATACAATTACAGATATTGGGGCAAGATTTAATGTATTGCAACAAGGTGGTGAAATTTATTCAGATGATGAAATGGGCGATGAGTATTTAGAATCTGCAATTAATTTAATGGCTAAACATAAAAAAGCCAGAAAGGGGTTATATGCAACAACCACTGTACCAAAAACTGGTGGGAAATTACCAAAACACCAGAGACTTACATTTAAAGATTTTGCACAAGGATGGGCGAGACATCACGGAATAACTCACGGCGGTGCATTAAAAAGTAAACAAGCAAAACACCATTATAAGACTATTAATGACCATCTTATTAAAACAGGCCGAGGGTGGGATGACTTCATCCAAGGTTCTCAGAGGTTCTTTACTGGTGGTTATAATGACCAAATTAATCAAGGCATACAAAATGTGGGTAATCAGGTAAAAGATGCATTTGATGCATTTGGTAATAAAATAACAGGAACTGCAAGTCAGATAACTCAGCAAATAAGAGACCAAGCGGACAAAGTTATTTCTGATGTCAATAATGGAATTAAAGTTGGAAGGGATGCCATAATGAAATTAGCAAATAATGCGGAAGTAACTGCAAACCAAAAATGGGATTTAATAAAGGCATTTGTAAAAGATGCATCAAATAAAGTCCAAGAAGGTGTTATGACTGGAGTTAATTTTGTAAAGAAATATGGAGAGACTGCAATTAATTGGCTCAAAGATAATAAAGATGCAATGAAAGCAATTGCTATTAGTGTTGCTAAATTTGCAGTTAAGAAAGGCATTCCATTAGTAGGTGAGCAATTAGGTGGAATATTGGCTGATGCATTGAGTGCGGGGATGTTACAACCAGAGTTGATCCCCGTTGCACAAACTTTAGGCCAAATGGCTGGAAAGAAGTTGGGGGAGATGTTATCTGATTATATTATGTCATTGGGTTTAGCCGATGCTCAAGGAAATCCAGATGCGGATAAATGGTTAGCAATTACTGGCCAAGCAATTGACACTGCGAAAATGGCATATGGTGCATACCAAGGATTATCAAGTGTAGGTAATTATTTAAGCGGTGCAAAAAATGCAGGAACTGCAACTGGTGCCGTGGCAACTGCTGGTATGGGAGTTAAAAGAAACACAGCAAAGATGAAGAAGTTATTAAAAGAACGAGTTGAGAACTATAATAAACTGATAACTGTAAAGAGAGGCCGAGGGCGACCACCAAAATCATCATATTAAACATTAGAGATATTGATCAATATAGATATAATAATTTTTGGTTATATTAAATAATTTATTTTTATATTATTATTTTGTTATAGATATAATAACAAAAATTTTAAAATGGGAAGACATAGAAAAATATGCGAATGTTGTCATAAGGTACACGATCCTATCCCTAAGAAAGAATATGATCCAGTACCACCACCAAAGAATCCAGATAAGCCCCGTAAAACATCAGAATCAATTTTGAGGGCGGTAAATAAATATAGGCAAAAAGAATATCCAAAAGAAATGGGTAGGAAACAAGCATTAGAATATTATTATAAGAATAAAGATGAAGTCTTGAAACGGCGAAGACTATTTTATGAGTCCAATAAAGATACAGTTAAAGAGTATCAACAAGCATATCAAAAAAGATATAGGCAGACTATTAATGAGTTAAAACAATTGCCATTTTATGGGCAATCAATTCCAGATCAATGTGTGCTATGTAATTCAGTTCTTAAATCATATAATAATCCAGAACCTTTGGCTAAAGATGGAGATTGTTGCGATAAATGCAATATTAATAAAGTCATACCAGCAAGAATTGCAATTATAAAATAATTAATAATTAATAAAATTTATTTTTTTTATATCTTGTAAAATATATACATAACAAAAAAAAATCAAAAATGAATGACGAAGAATATTTGGAATCTTGTTTAAGGGAATTAAGAGAATCACACACGGACGATGAGGCGAGGGAGATATTAAAAAAGTTTTCATATCTATACACAAACCCACTAACAAACAAAGGCAGACCACCAGTTAAGAAAGCGGGGCAAACTAAGAAGTGGGCAAAGTTTCAATATTATGACAGACAAAAAGCAAGAGATACTGGTTGGAGATATGATGAAGAAATAGATACTTGGTGGAAGTATCAACCAGAAGAAAACATTGCAGAAGAAATTGCAAATAAATATTGGAAGAGAAATCAAAAGTTAAATCAAAAATAATTTTAGATCTTG